GGAATGCCCGGAACAAGCCTTGCGTAGAGCGGCTTCCAGACATTCCGGGTACCCGGAATGCGGCTTCCAGACCCGGAATGTTTGCCGTGTCACCCGGAATGCCGATGCGGGGTGCGCGATGAGCCAGCCACAGAAGCCACTGCGGCAGGCCATGCCGCTGGTCGCCGAGTTCATCGACGCCTGCGCGGCCGAGTGGGGCGGCAGGACCGTTGGCGCAATCATCCGCGCCGGGCTCGACGGCCAGCCTGTGTTCCACGCCAGCGAAGGCGGCCACGAGATCGGCACGCGCATCCCGCCGCCGTCTGCCAGCTACACCGCCGACGAGCTGCTGGCCAGTTCGCCACGTGGCGGCGCAGCGCCTGGCGGAAGCAGCAGAAAGGAAGCGACGCGATGACCAGCGAGCCGATGAGCCAGGCCGAGTTCGCGCGCCGCGCCGGCTACGCCAAAAGCTACGTCACGGCGCTGAAGCAGGCCGGCCGGCTGGTCATGACTGCCGACGGGCGCGTCGACGCGGCGGCCAGCGTCGCCCGCATCGAGGCCACGCGCGACCCGAATCGCGACGATCTGGAATCCCGGCGCGCCGGCCGCATGGCCGCGCTGCAGGCGCCTGCAGCGCCCGCGGCAGGGCCGGCCAATGCGGAAGGTCCAGCGCCGGCAGAAAAGCCCGCTGTGGCCGCCGCTGGGGCCGCTGCCGACCGTTCCGAAGTCGGCCGCAGCTACCAGGAAGCGCGCGCGCTCAAGGAACGCTACGCCGCGCTGTCTGCGCGCCTCGAGTACGAGCGCGCGGCGGGAATCATGATCGAGCGCGAGGCGGTCGCCGAGGCGGTGGCGGATGTCGTGATCTCGATCCGGCAGACGCTCGAGCAGATGCCGCACAGCGTGGCACCCGAGCTGGTCGGCTGCGACCTCGACACCATCCGCGCGCGCCTCAAGCGCGAGATCGCCGCCGCCTTGGCCGATCTCGCCCGGCAGATGCGCGAACGCCTGCAGCAGATCGCTGGCAACGCGGAGCCGGCCGCATGAATGCCAGGACGCATCAACCCGGAAACATCGCCACATGGCAGATGTGGGCGCCCCGTTGCTTGAGACGGGAAACCGCGCACCTCCAAAGAAGCAAGTCGCCGCGCCCTTCTCCGAATCTGCCAAGCGCGGCACCCATCACCAGCACCGCCAGCAGAAAGCGAGGCAGCCGAATGAAAACCGTCATCACCGCCAGACCGGAGCACCCGTGCGCCGCAGCATGCTGCATCGACTACCGCCGGACCGAGCTGCCGGCCCGCTCCATCGACTGGTGCATCCGGCACGTGACCCCGATGTCGCCCTGCGTCCACCTGCGCGCCTGCAACGGCGCGCGCGATGATGCCGGCCGCACCAACGGCGCGTTCTGCGGCAAGCCGAGGAAAGGGAGGGCGGCGGCATGATCCGCGTCGAGATTGCCGGGCTGCCGGCCGCGCAAGCCGCCCTGACCGGGTACGCGAACCAGATCCCGTTCGCCGCAGCGCGCGCATTGACGGTCACCGCGCATGCCGTCAATCGGGAAATCCGCGCGCAGATGGCGGCTGGCATCGAAGGCGGTGCCACCCCGTATGCCCTGCGCGCATTCGCCGTCCAGGCTGCCAGCAAGACCACGCTGACCGCCATCATCGGGCTGCGCACGGCGCAGCAGTCGTCTGGTACGCCTTACGAGCAATCCATCGGGCACCTGTTTCGCGGCGGGCAGCGCAGCCTGAAGCGCATCGAGCAATGGCTGCGCGCGCGCGATCTCATCCCGCCAGGGCTGCAGATCGCGCCCGGGCCGGCCGCGCCGATCGACGCCAGGGGCAACGTCCGCCGCGCGGCGCTCACCGAAATGCTCGGCGTGCTGGAGTCGGCCCGTCGTGGACTGCGCAACCCTGTCTCTTATACACNNCGTCGCCTGGCCAAACGCGCCGCGCTCCAGGCACCTGCAGCCCGGCATCTACCGTCGCATCGAGCGGGGCGCCGACAGCGCCGTGCAGCCGTGGTTCTTCTTCGTCGCGCCGCCGCCGTACAGCCGGCGCTTCGATCTGGAAAGCATCGCGCGGCCGGTCGTCGCCAAAGGCTTTGCCGCGGCCTTTGCGGAATCGCTCGAAAAGGCTACGGCCAGCGCCAGATGACAGTGTGACCGCCATCCAACAAAGAAAGCAACGCTATGGGCACGATGACTGCGGTAGAAAAAATCAAGGCGGCGCGCAAGTCGCACTGCTGCGATTGGTGCGGAGAACGCATCGACGCGTGGCAGCCGTACAGTCGCTGGCGGTGGTTCGACGGCAGCCACGCAGGCACTGTTCGCGTTCATCCAGAGTGCGAAGAATCTTGTGCAGAATTGGCTTACGAGGAAGGAGGAATGATCGAGTTTTCCCCGCACGATAACCCGCGTGGCTGTAACTGCGGGCACGCCAAGGATTGCGAACGCTGCGCGGCTCGCGAGGCGATGGAGCGTGACGCACAATGAATTTGCGAATCGTTCCGACCGACCTGAAAACGGCAAACGACTTCGTTCGCCAGATGCACCGGCATAGCAGACCTGTCGTTGGGCATCGCTTCTCGGTCGGTGTTGCTGATGATAGTGGAACGCTTCGCGGCGTGGCGATTGTCGGTCGCCCTGTAGCTCGGAGACTGGACAACGGCACTGCGGCAGAGATAACGCGCCTCTGCACGGACGGCACGCGGAACGCCTGTTCGATGCTCTACGGCGCGGCGCGGCGCGCCGCTAGGGCAATGGGAATGCAGCCGATCTACACCTACACACTGCCGGAAGAAGGTGGCGCGAGTTTGCGGGCCGCCGGGTTCCGGCTTGACAACGACGATGCCGGCGGCAGTGCCGAAATGTGGCACAACAGGCCCGGAAGAAGCGCGCAGCCAGTCGGCGACGATCTTGTTGGTGGCAAATGGCGGTGGGTAGGGTAGGCAAACTGGAGCGTGCTCACTACAAACACCAGACAAAAATGACCGTTGATATGAAGCCAGATAACGAAGCAATTGAAGACATGCTCGGCATGTTCCGCACGACTCTGGAGCGCGGCTACAAGTTTGTCCTGTGCGTCGAGACTCCGCCGCCGAGCTTGACTGTCCAGCAATCGAACATGCCAGACCGCGAACAGGCGCGGATGCTTGAGCGGTTTGCCAGAAGAACCCGCCGTGACCTGCGTGACGGAGAAGGCCCGGAGATATGACCGCCGCAGCCCTTTTCCTATCGACCTTCGCCCTGGTCTTCCTGCTCGGCATGCAAAGCCTCGTCGTGCAGGCCGACATGCGGCGCATCGCGTTCGCCAACAGCTTCTTCATCGGCGCCGCGAACCTGGTGCTGTTCAAGCTGGCTCCGGATGCCGCCGGGCTCGAGATGGCGGCATACCTGAGCGGCGGGCCATTCGGCATCATCGCTGCCATGGCCGTGTTCCGCTGGTGGAGAGCGCGTCGCACATGAGCGCCATCACCGACGCCCAAATCATCGCCCTGAAAGCCGCCGCTGCGGCGATTGCGCCGAAACCGTCGCCGCTGGTTTCAGAGTGGGCGCAACAGAACGTCATCCTGTCCGAAGAATCGTCCGCAGAGCCTGGCGAGTGGAAAAACTCCCGCACCCCGCACCTGGTCGAGATCATGGACCAGCTCTCGGAAGATTCGCCGGCGCGCATGATCGTCCTGATGAAGTCCTCGCAGGGCGGCGGCACGCAGGTCGCCAGCAACTGGCTCGGCAGCATCATCGACTGCGCCAAGGGCCCGGTCGCGGTGGTCATGCCGACCGACAAATCGCTGGCCGACTGGCAGGCGCAGAAGTTCGACCCGATGGCGCGCAGCACGCCGGCGGTCGCCGCCGCGCTCTTCACCCGCAACAACCGCGCGAGCGACAACAACAAGGACAGGAAACGCTTCACCGGCGGCATGCTGTACTTCAAGACCGCCGGATCGACCGCCGACCTCAAGTCGACCAGCCTGCGCTATGCCATCGCCGACGAGGTCGACGAATGGGACTGGAGCACCATCCAGGGCGACCCGCTCGGGCTTCTGGAAGTCCGGCTGACCACCTTCCACGACCACAAGATGTTCGCCGTCAGCTCGCCGACGGTCAAGGACGCTTCGCGCATCGAAGAAGCCTTCGAGGCCGGTGACCAGCGCCGCTATCACGTGCCATGCCCGCACTGCGACGAGCTGCAGCACCTCAAGTGGGCAAATGTCCGCTGGAGCGCCGTCGAAGTCCGCGGCGACCTGCGCTGGGTGCGCGCCGCCTGGTACGTCTGCGAGCACTGCGGATGCGAGATTGAGGAGCACTACAAACCGCGGCTGCTGGCCGCCGGCCGCTGGATCGCCGCCAACCCGGGCGCGCCGTATCCGAGCTACCACTTCAACGCCCTGTACTCGCCGATCGGGCTGGGCCGATCGTGGGCCGAGCTGGCCACCGAATGGCTGCGCGCGCAGGGCGACAGCGCCCGGCTGATGCGCTTCATCAACACCCGCCTGGGCGAGACCTGGGCCGACCGATCGCGCGACATCAA